ACTCTGCGGCAGTACAGGCAGAGAAGGCTCGTGGTTTGGCTCAGGGGGACATTTACGTTTCTCGTTCAGAGGTTCGGTATGGCAGCATAGACTCCATGAGCAAGGAAGAGGTTTTGGCTGAGTTGAAGAAGCTAGAGGAGAGTTACACTGATGGCCTTATTGACGTCACGCCGGAAGAGGATGAAGGACCGTCCGACAACGATGCCGAGAGCGGCGTACACGCAGAGCGAGGGCGGGTTTTGGAAGAAGATGAAATCGGGAGTGTCGAAGACCGAAGCGGATTGGATAATGACGAGGCTGGAGAGTTGGGCACTTCCGGGGGTTCCTGATATTCTGGTTTGTGATGCCAAGGGACGTTTTCATCTAATTGAACTGAAGTACACAAAAGACAATTCGGTAAAACTTTCTCCGCATCAGGTTGGGTTTTTTCGTAGGCATGAACACGCCAGCGTGTGGCTTTTTGTCAGGCACGATCCGAAAAACGGAGAGCCCAGGCTTTTGTTATATCCTCCGGAACAGGTGGTGCCGTTATCCATGGACGGTATAAAGGGTGCAAAGCCGGTCAAAGAGTTTGAGGATCCTTTGGATTGGGCAGGCATAACCGAGGTCGTTGAGAATGAGTACTAGCTTCTATGTCGTTTAAGGGGCCCCCAGAACTTCTTGACAAGAAGCTGAAGCTTCAATTGCGCTTGGCGCAGTTGGAGAAGGTAGACAAGTGCCAGGACAACTTTTTGACCTTCGTCAAGGCCATGTGGCCGGAGTTCATCTTTGGTCACCACCACGGGACGATTGCGGAGAAGTTTGAGCGCGTAGCAAAAGGCGAACTTAAACGTCTGATCATCAACATGGCCCCACGGCACACGAAGTCGGAGTTCGCCAGCTTTTTGTTTCCCGCGTGGATGATAGGGCTAAATCCGAAACTCAAAATCATCCAGGCAACGCATACCACGGAACTTGCTGTGAACTTTGGCCGGAAGGTGAAGAACCTTATAGAGGAGGAGGACTATCAGGAAATATTTCCAAACACGCAGTTATCGGTAGACAGTAAGGCAGCGGGACGCTGGGACACGAAGCAGGGTGGGATGTACTACGCCGTGGGCGTTGGCTCGAACTTGGCCGGTCGCGGTGCGGACTTACTGGTCATAGACGATCCGCATTCGGAGCAGACGGCCATGTCCAATACGGGCTTTGACGACGCCTGGGACTGGTACACTGGTGGGCCCCGACAGAGGCTCCAACCGGGGGCATCCATCGTTTTGGTACAGACGCGCTGGTCTGAGAAAGATATGACGGGACAACTGGTCCGGGCTCAGATAAAAGACCCTAAAGCGGATCAGTGGGAGGTCGTGGAGCTTCCTGCTGTTTTGCCCTCCGGAAAGGCTTGCTGGCCGGAATTTTGGTCTATAGAGGAACTGAACAGTGTTAAATATTCGGTTCCGCCGTACAAGTGGAACGCGCAGTATCAACAGAATCCCACCGGCGACGAGATATCGATACTCAAGCGCGAGTGGTGGAAAGTCTGGGATAAGGAAAATGTACCGGATCTTCAGTACGTCATTCAAAGCTATGATACAGCGTATAGTAAACGTGAGACGGCGGACTTCAGTGCGATAACGACGTGGGGTGTGTTTTATCCTGATGAGGCGGGAGGGCCCCCTAATCTGATCTTGTTGGATGCCAAGAAGGGCAGGTGGGAATTTCCTGAACTGAAGGCAATCGCGTTGGAGCAATATAAGTTTTGGGATCCGGAGACGGTTATTGTCGAGGCGAAGGCGTCAGGACTGCCTCTTACCCATGAGCTGCGGAACGTTGGTATTCCTGTAGTAAACTTTACCCCTAGCCGTGGTAATGATAAGTTATCGCGGGTTCATTCCATTTCGCCATTATTTGAGTCTGGTGTGATTTGGGCTCCTGACGAGCGGTGGGCAGAAGAGGTCATTGAAGAATGTGCAGCTTTTCCCAATGGGGAGTATGACGATTTGGTGGACAGCACCACACAGGCTTTGATGCGTTACCGGCAGGGTAATTTTGTTCAGCTTCCGACGGATTACCAGGACGACGAACCACGGACCGTGAGGTTTGAGGCGTATTATGGTTGAGCGCCGTGCGGATTTAGCGGACGCTGCGAGAAATCTCGCTGACCTGGAGAGGCAACTTGCGGGCGGTGTTAAGAGCGGTTCCGGCCTTACTGGTTTTGATCCCAAAGAGGCAGCGGTTTTACGTGAACTCGTTAATTTTATTCCTCCTGCTCGTGCAGGAAAAGTACTGGTAGGAGCAGCAAAGGGGCTTGGCTCTTTAATGAGCCAGCAACAGACGCCGACAAGTCTTTTGGCGGGTCCTAAGACACCTTCACAACAGGCTTTGAGAAGGGTCATACAGGACTATTCCCCCCGATTAACCGGCAGTCCGAAACGAACCCCCGGAGAGATGAAACGTGTTTCCGATATAAAGGCAGAAATCCAGAAGCAAGAGGGCGTTCACTCGTTAGGGAAGCAGGGTCTATCGGGCCCCCCCAAGCGCACATCCCTACAATGGGGCCCTGATTGGGAAAAGACGGGAGGACGCCTTGGGCATCCTCCAGACCCTGAAGTCAGAAACCTCATAAACAACATTATTCGCGCTCCTGAAAGACCTGTGACGGAAGATATTCTGGCTATCAAGGGGCCGTCCTTTGAGAGGACGTATGAAAATCTTTTGGCAGCGCGTCGTGAGGGCAAGGGTCTCGCCACACAGGCAGGCAAAGCCAAGGACATGTTCGGCCCTTCTGGAAAGGGCCCCGGCAAGAAAAAACTTTTGGTGGTGTCGTGTAGCGGGGCCAAAAATCCGGCAACATGTGCCGTCGAAGCCTCCAAGCTATACAAGGGTGTCTTGTGGCAAATTATGAACAAGCATTTTGGCGGTGCGGAGAACGTCCCCAAGGGCATGGAAGATGCGGGCATTGATCTTCATATATTGTCTGCCGAGCATGGTCTGATCCCAGCGAATGAGCTTATAGAAACTTATGACCGGGAGATGACGCAACCGCGTAAGGCGGAAATCCTTGGCGACAAGAAGATGACGCAAAACATTGCTGATGTCTTTAGCCGCTACGATCCGGAGAATGTTTTTGTTGCTGCCCATAAGAATTACCGGGAATTGATTGAGCAGGCCACGGGCCGTGAGTTCCCAACATTCAAGCGTGGTCGTGGTACAGGAATCGGCACCCAGAAAAAGGAGTTTGCTGAGTGGCTGGTCCAGAATATTGGACCACGGCCCACGGGTCAGGGCGTTGCCTCGTTAGCCAAACAAGCCAGGGACATGACCTCTGGACCACGGTCCACGGATCAGGGTCCAATTAATACTTTGGATCCGAAGACCAGAGACTACTGGGATAAGCATCTTGAATATAACGCCATAAGACAGAACCAAAAGGATCAGTTTAAGGCTAGTACGGCGCATATTCTTGAAGCTGCCGGAGATGTGATCCGGGAGATGACTGGCCAGACTGGGTTTACCCACCCCCAACATAGAACCACCGACTATATTGCTGAAAAATTAGATCGTATAGAAAGTGCCGCAGCAGGTGCAGGTTACCGAGGCCCAGAAGTATTTGGAAATCGGCTTGAAATAACTGATGAAGATAGGAGAATGCTTGACCGCATTCAAGATGATGCTCATGGTATCCCGGTTTCTTCAGAGCCTGTAAAGACGGCAAAGGAAATTGTTTTGTCCGTCATTACTGGATCAGCCAAGAGTGCGATCTCTCACGTTAGATCTTTGCGAGAACAGCTTGGGATGCCAAAAAGCATATTACAGAAAGAGCAGGAAGAGCAGGATAAACTTGTGGCTGAATATCTGGCCAAATTTGATAAGAATGACATCAACAAGGCCCACGGCGGTCCAATATACGCCAGCGAGATTTTGCACATGCAGAATGGCGGCGATCCTCGTTATGATCGTTTTGGCAGGCTTCGGCCACAATATATGGACCCCGCAGGTGGCTGGCAAATCACGGACGATTATGGCTGGTTAGATGAGGAGGAGCCTCCTCCCGAGCCGTCAACTATGCAGCCCTCTGATCCACAATTTCGTGCTCCCATACAAAGACCGGGACCACTTGCACGTCAATTAGGTTACACGCGAGGATTTCAGCCTCCAGGAGGCCCTATAATTCCTGGCACTCATAGACAGATAGCGCCTCCTACTGCAAGACAAGTGGTCCGTGCTGCGGGAAATGTTCCTGTTTTAGGGGGACGCAGGGGCATACCTGGAATTCTTGGAAGGGCGCTCGAACGCTCTCCTCCTGTAATGAGTGGTCTTGATGCTCTTACGAGTAGTTTTTATAATTGGATGCGGCAGCAAAGACGGGATCAGCCAAACATACTTGCCGACATAATTTTTGCTGACCGCCCCCCTGCTGGCGTTGCCGCTCTAGCTGA